TATTCTATTATTCTATTCACATTGTTCGTTGAGAACGTAAGTCTATTCAGTCAGTTTTATATCATCATGCATATGAATCGTAATAAGGCTGTCATGAAAGATTGTGCTCAACAAGTACAATATACACGTAATGAAGAAATGCTGCATGCTCAAGTTGGCATCAAACTGATTCAGACATTACGTGAAGAATATCCTGAACTATTCGACGAAGAACTTCAGGATCGCATTCAACATGAGTGTATTGAATCACTAAAAGCTGAAAGTAAAGTAATTGACTGGATCATGGGAGATTATGAAGTTGATGGTTTAAGTGCACCTATTTTGAAATCATTCATTGCCAAGCGTATGGCAG